GCAGGTCGGGACTTTGGAGCCACTCCGGCTCCCTTCCCGACAGGTTTGACGGCCTTGGCGACTACCGCCTTAGCCTTCTGACTTTGCACCGCCATCGCCTTCTTATCCTGCACCGTTGTGGCAAGCGTCTCAGACGCGGCGGTTCGAGTGCCGTACTTCTCCGCCCTCGCTTCGTTCAAAGTCTGCGCCCACGGCGCGACCTCATCAAGGACGAACTGATTTAACTGCATATACTGGTCGGGCGTGACGTAGCCCTTCCTGCCCTCAAGGGTCCGGACGTAGAGCGCCACCTTCGCCACGATCTCCTCAGGTTCCACCATCGGGACGGCTTCCGCGATGAGGTCCAAAGCTGGGGTCAGTGTCCCCGTAAAATACTGCTCGCCCTGTTGCGCGACTTGTTGTAACGCCATCTGCTGGCGCTCGTACTCCAGCTTCTGACGCTCGCGCTCCAACCGCATCTCGGGCGTATTCTGGCGGTCCCACGCATCCTTCTCCGCCACATAGGTCGTCTCGTCAGCCAGCAGTTGCTCCAGATAGGATTCGCGTTGTTCGAGCGTCTGCTTGTACTGTTCCAGCATTTGCTGGGTTTCCAAGTTCTGTTGCTCGATCGAACGAAACCGCTGTTCGCGTTGCTCGCTGTAGATGCCATCCGCCGCCAACCGCGCCAGCTTATCAATCGGATCGGTGCGGGTTTTGCCCCCGGGCGTGGTGTAGGTTACCATCAGATCCGGCAATCCCGGAACCTCTTTGTCTCCCACCTTGACGCTAATGGGAACAATCGGGTCGCGGTCGGTCAGCGGGATCGGCGAATCAATCGCCTCCGCCTGAGCCTCGCCTTCGGTCGCCTCTGCCGTCACTTCTTCCGCCGTCTCTTCGCTGTCGCCCTCGCCTGCATCGGCCTTGGCAACATCTTCGACCTTGGTGAAGCGGCCCTTCTCATCCCGCGCCTGTGCCTCGTAGTCCTCATCGACGGGGAGCGCGGCCTTAGCGGCGTCCTCCGCAAGTTGGTCGAGGTAGACAGCGGTGTTCTCCGGCCCCACCTCGGGGGTGGCTGGGGCGTCGCCGGGAAACGTGGGTGCGGTCATACGGTACTCCTTGGGTAAATGGTCCGTTACTGCGGAGCAAACGCCTCGAACATATTCGCCGCCCCTTGGGCAATCGCGGGTTCAGCCGCAATGCCGGGGAGCGTCGTCGATGTAGGCATCATCTCCGGTGAGGGAGCGAAGGGACTAGCCCCACCCATCGCTTGGGGTCCTGCGGGCGCTTGCTCCGGACCAGCCGGAGCGGGAGCGCCTTGCTTCTGTGCGGCTTGGTTTGCCAGCTCTCGCCAGCGAGCGTCTGCCGCTTGAATCACGTCCTCGTCAATGTCGTCCTGCAACAGGATCTTGCGTTCCAAGATGTCCTGATGAATTGCCTCGTTGTCCTGCCAGCGCATCGGCGGCGGGTTCTGCCGCGTGAGCAACGCATCCGCGATGCGATTGGCTCGCGCTTCTTGATCCGCATCCGGCGACTGGATTTGCTTCATAATGGCAAAGGGCATCAGCCGCTGATACTGCCGCGCATCGATAAGTTGCTTGCTGAACATCTCGTCGAGCAGGAAGAGGCGCATTGCCTTGGGCATTGGCATCAGCGTCTCCGGCTCGACCTTCACATCCGCCGAGCCATCAAAGTCCTGCGCGTTGAGGGCGCGAGCAAGATCGGGACGCGACTTGCCCACGGCTCCGAGATCGCGAGGCACATCGTAGCCCCACGCCATTCCTGCCAACTGCACCTTGGCCCACTCGGTCATTGCCATTGCAATCGCCAGCACGGACGGCGCATAGACGCGCTCCAACTGCTCACGGGCGGCGAGGATCGCACGGCCCGACGACGAGCTGGAGAACTGCCCACGGCTGGTATCGTTGTAGCCCGATGCATCCTCAAACGCCTTCTTCTCTAGCGAGAGCGCCTCCTTCACGTCGTTCGCCACCGAGAAGCTCGGCATCGGCGTCACGGAATCGTTGAGGCTCCCCGCGCCCGTCACCTCGACCACCGAAGTCAGGCCGCCGATGAAGGTCTCCTTCTGGATGACGCCCGGACGGGCGAGCAAGCGACCGCCCGAGTTGACGCGAATGGAGTCCACCCACTTAGACATCAGCGCATTGATTCTCTGCTGATGCGGAATCCACTGCTCCATAATCGGGCGCGGGAAGTAGCTCGGATCACTTGAGCCATCAGTCACGCGCACAAAGGGAATCGCCCCAAAGAGAAGCGGCATCGGCCCCACCACAACGGCATCGCCCACAATGATGCATTGCAACCCTTCGGGCAGTAGCTCGGGGTGCTTCTCGACGTAGACCGTAAACCGCTCGACCACGTCGGCGTTCTTGAGGCGGTCGGCCTCGCCGGGGTTCGAGAGTTGCATCGTCCACTGCGAGAGTGCGCCGTTGTCGCCCAGCGAGTCGGCCCCATCGCCCAGCGCGATATTGCTCGCCTGCCCCGACGCCACCGCGCCTGTCGCGCCGTAGCGTTGCGCGGCCTCGACGGCGGGGATGACCTCACGCAGGATGACGTAGTACGGCTTCTTCGTTGAGCTGGCGTTCGCGGAGACGCGAAACTGCTCGACACGCACCACGTCGGTGCGAAGATCGCCAAGCGGCTTCTTCTCGCCGTTCTCGCCCATCGCCTCGTCCCACGGTCCTGCCTCGGCATCCCAGTAGACGTGAAGGCCCGAGACGCCATCGGTCTGCGCCCAGTAGCAGGCCTCGTGAATCACGCCTGCCATCTGTTGCGATTCGTAAGCGTAATCGAGAGCGGCTTGCCGCGCTTCGGCTTTGCGCTGATCGTCAGGGTCCAGCGTCATCGGGTTCACCGAGAAGCCGGGGCGTTGCTCGGTGATGACCTGCAAGCGCGAGTCCAGCGCCTTGTCCATCAGGTTGTAGACGACACGGCTTGACTCGGTCGGGCGGACGGGTTCACGCCACGGTCCCATTCCAGTCGCACTCACCCACTGCTGGCCTGCGCGGAACAAGCGATTGCGCTCGACCAAGTGCATATGGGTCTCAATCGCCATCCGCCGCTCGGTCCAGCGGTTCCGCACCCACGACACCCACTGCGCGGGGTCCTCGCCGTCGTTGTCCTCGGCGAGCGGAAAATCATCGCCATACAACGCACGAGACAAGGCGCGAAGCTGGGCGTCTTCAGGAAGCGTGATGCGAGCGGCGGTCTCGATGTCGTTGGGCGCGATCTCCTCGTTGGCGCGTTGCCCATTCGCATCCATCACGACCGTCGTCACGCCAGAGCTGGCGGCGACGTACGGCTCGGCGGCCCCGGGAATCTCGTTCTCAGCTTCCGCCTCTTCCTCGTACTCTACGTCCTCCGGCACGAGTTGCTCAAGCGTCTCGTCGTATTCAGGGTCGAGGAAGGGGATGGTCATACGAGTTCTCCAATGCCAAGCGCCCGACGCACGAGGTTCCACCGTTGCGCGTCAGGCATCGTCGTGTCCTTCACCTTGAGGAACCGCTCCTTGGCGGCCTTGATGACTTCTTCCTGCGCCCACTCTTCCGACTCCCGCATCGCCAGTGCCGCAATGTCCTGCGGCACCTCCACGTCCTGCTCGGTCGCGACAGGTGCCACATAGACCAGCCGGAGCCAATGGCGAACCACCGCCTCGATCCGGACGAGCGCGAAGACCGCCACCGCCGCCCAGATCAGCGCACTCACTCGACCGCCTTGGGTCCCGTCTCCAACGGCTTCAGCGCCTTAAGCGCCTCAATGCCACCCGCCACTTCGTGGTACGGGCGGCTTGCCAGATAGGCGAGAATCTTCTCCAGCAGTTCCTGCGAGATGACGAACTCGGTCATACAGCCTCAGGTGTGTGGTGAATCAGGAGGTGTAGCGCACGGTCACAACAGGCGAGCCGCTCGAGTAGGCCGAGCAACGCGCCCGGAATCCGGCATAGCCGTTCATCGGCTTGCTGAAGGCACCCGCCGCGGTCGCGGTCGAGGCATCGGTGCCGGAGTTCGAGGGGGTCATGCTGAACGCCACCCAGTTGGTGCCGTCAATCGTGACCTCGAACGTGATGGTGGCCGAGAGCGCACCGACAATCTGCACCGCCACGCCACCCGCTGACGGGAAGCCTGTGATGCTGGCGGCGTCACCCTCTGCGCCGATGGTCTTGACTGCGGATTTAAGGACAGTAGCGGACATTGAGACTCTCGAAGATTAGGGACGGCGCAT